TTGTAGGCAACAAAATCATGCGTGCTGTCCTGATTCGTCTTCATGTATGAAACCGCATTCGACGGGTCAGCAAGTTCTCCTGTTCGCGTTTGCCCTGATGCAGTAAAGTTCCCAACGCAATAGATATTTCTGAAACGAGTTCCGCTACTTTGCCCAATGTCGTAAGCATTATCAAGAGATGGAAGAATGTCCCCACCAACAGTCAACGCCCCGCCAATCGTAGCGGCCAATCCCACAAAGAGTTTTTTGCTCACCGCCGCGCCACCTATGACTGTCAGAGTTCCGCCAGTAGTCGAGTTGGTTGCATCAGTTCCGAGAGTCAGTCCAACTGTTGAAGAGAAGGTTTGCGCCGCGCTAAATGTCTGAATCATTTGTAGCCCCGCCAAAGTCGTTGCTCCAGTGGCATTTGGGAGCGTGATTGTCTGCGAAGTCGTGGACGAGGATTCAAGGGTGGTAATGATTCCTGTTCCGTTCCCACTCGCGCCAAATCGCAGGCGTTTTGAAGTGTCATTTCCGTCCTGCACATTGACATAGCCCGCGCCTTTTGGGCTGAGATGCAGACCAATATTTGTGTCTGCTCCTTGAGCGTAAATGTGGACAGGTAAACTAGTTACGCTCGGCTCAATAGCGACATTATTGACGCTGGATGCGACTGGGAGGAGTTCAAGAATTATTTCGTTGGCGTACGAGTTTAAGTATCGAACCAGTAATTCTTCCCCAATTTTAAGTTGACTATCGATGAATGACGCGCCGTTAGTGCCTATCACTTGAATGCTGTCTCCCACATAAAGCGTTTTCGCCACCGCCATCCCACCTGCCGTTTTAAGCGGAGCGGTCGTGGAATTTGTTGCGTCAGTCGTGTCGCTAAACGCTCCCGTGGTGGGCGTAATCGCCCCCAACGCAATCGTAATCGCCGCGCTGGCGGTTGGGTTCGCCACTGTGCCAGAAACGCCGTTTGCGGTCGTCACGGCGACATTGGTAACTGTGCCCGTCCCCGCGGTGTCCGCCGCCCATCGCCCAACACCTGCGCCATCGGTTTTCAACACATAAGTATCCGTGCCGTTGTCCACTGGCATCGCAAAGGTTTTGTGGACTGTGAATGTCTGTCCAGAGTCCACGATCAGCGTCCCACTCGCCGCCGTTGGCGTTGTCCCTTCAAGCGTGTAATCTGGCAGAATTGTGCAGGTAATCGCTGGCAAGGTGGCGATCAGATTGACTGTGTCCCTGATAGAAAACGCCGCGTAATTACTCACCGCAGTGACTGTCAATAGCCACTCTCGCAACTCGGTCGAGTCGAGGAGCAGGGTGAAGGTATAAACTGTTGTGGTGGTTGATCCTGTTTTTACCGCTGTGGTCGTCTGACAGAGGTAATCGCCTGCGGTGTCATTGATCGGTTTGATACCGCAAATCCACGCTGGGGAGGTCAGTTCGATGACCACCCCAGACCGCACAAATTGCACAGCGAATGCGATGGAGTCTGACTGCCCCAGCACCAGATTAGGTTGCAAGGCGATTCCCCCTGCGGCGGTGGTAAACCTAAGCAGGTCAAGGTCGTAGTACAGAGGGATGGTGATGGATGCCATTGGTGATTATTGTAGAGGGAGTTGCGGGTTTGGGCAAGCGGGTGACTAGCTGAGGTAGTAGAGGTGATCAACGCCAGAGCAAGTCCCCCCATTTTTTTCGTAGGTCTGCGAGCCGCGTACATTTTGCGGGTTGCTCACTTTGATCACCCCACTCGACTCGGTAAGATTTGCGATCCGAACATAGAGAGTCCCGGTGGTATTTGCTGGGGGATTTGCGCTTGAGGTCACCACATAAAAGCAATTGCTGACTGCCCCTATGCTTGTCACATTCACTGTTAGGTAGCACAAAATAATCCCTTCGGTGACTGCCAATTTTGGGGCGGGGATGGTGTCAATCCTTACCGCCACTCCTCCCTCGGTGATCGTCGGCACTGATGATCCCGCAGTCACCTCGACATTGCCGCCGAATGTGCCGGGGTATGCACTGATGTACCCGGTCACTCCCGCCGGGTAGATGTTGAGCGGGAGCGGGGTAAAGTAATCGACCACCTGCTCCTCTCCCCACTCCATCAGTTGCCCCCAGCAGTTATAGGTCATCCTGCGCGTGAGTAGCACTGGAGCGTCACCAGTTGCCACCCCTATCGTGGACACTCGCAGAGGTACTCCACTGACTCCGTAGCAGAGTTGATTATTGGTATTGAGGATTGGAACATCCTGCTTCCAAATGTCTGGAATCGCTCCGCTTACGCCAGTCGTCCCGGCGGTGATCTGATCGCGTGATCCTCCGTAATATCCGTATGGGTTAGGGTTTCCTGAAGTGGCATTTGCCCCCCATTTAAATGCTCCCATCGAGTAGCGGTTCGATGATCGAGCGATGATGTATTTGAATTGCTCATTGGGGTCTTGCGCTGAGACATCGACCAGCAGGCCATTCGCGTCGTAGGTCACCTCTCTGCGTTGCACTCCCCAATACATCCCCATAGCGTTTGTCTCAGTGTTGAGGTAGCTGAGTCCCGTTGTACTGCTGAGATTGGGCGAGGGAGTCCCGCTCCACAGCGTCTCCAGATACTTCACCCGTACCCCATCGTGGAGCGCACCACAGGGACTACCCGTTGCAGATATTGCCGAGCGGGGTACTCGCTCCCTGTTATAGGTGTCCATCCGAGCGTAACTAACATTCGTCCCGGCGGTGATCCTGCCACCCGTCGCAATCACCTCCTGCCCACCCGTATATCCTGCGTCACTCACCCCACCCCACTGCCCTAGAGTGCCACCACCACCCGTGTAATTGCCTCCAGTGTCCACTGCCGCCGGGTTGCTTCCATATTGGGCGTTACCCATTGCATACGGGTTGTTTGCGCCTGCGTAGGCTATGGGGCGCAGGGGAGCGGAAATGATCCTGCCTTGATTGGAGGATTGGATGGTCACCCCATCCCCGGCGAGGGGTGTTTGACTCACCACATACGCCACGAAATCGTTGAGCTTCTTCGCGCGGAGTTGATCCTCCAGAGTTTTCCCCGATTCAAATTTGGGGATTCTCGGGTCTGGAAAATTGCTCATTTACCGCTCCACCCCGTAGACCAAAACATTGCAGGCGGCGGTGTTCGCCTTCGCAGTGACTGCGGTCACCGCAGAGTTGAGGCAGGCGAGAAAACTGCCTCCGAGAACATTGGTCGAGGTGGCCGGGTAGAGGCGGATGGGGAATGTCAAATCCCCATTGAAATCGATGTCCACATAGTTGGTCGCGTCCACATTTTGAATCATCACAGTGCCCACCGCAGTCACCGCCATGTCCTGACCAAATTTGATCTGGGTGGCGGTTGTGCCAATGAGTTGCGTTGATTGAATGATATTCGTGCCAGTCACCGAGACAGTCGAATTGGAGTTCGCGATCAAGGAAATCGATGCCTTGTTGTAGGAGAAATTTGTCTGGATTGAGAGTTCGTTTGCCATATTGGTTGTGGATTAAGCGTCTGCGCCTGCCTGAGTTATGTCGTTTGCGGTGAGTGCCGAGGGGTCGCCGTCGGTAGCTTGATAGAGCAGTGCGTTCCACCCCCCGATCCCGCTCATCTGGTAGTCCTGCGAGATGGTCACCAGATTACCCTGCACCTTCCAACTGAGTGAGTTGTAGAGCAGGTTGCGCTTCTGCGAGCTTAAGCACTGCTGGATGTTGCCGATATTTGGGTTTGCCGAGGCGGGGATGACTTTGCCCAGAAAATTGTAGATGTCGGGGGCGATGACTGTATCCACATAGGATTGTTTGTAGCTTCCTCCCACTGAGAGGTACGACTCAATCCCCTGCCGCTTAAGCATATAGTAGAGTCGCCCCACCTGAGTACTCTTGTGGGTCGATCCAATTGCGCCAATAGCGGGAGCGTCCCCATTGAATTTTGCCTGAACGATAAAACTGGAGTTTTTGGTGTAGGCGGCGTTGGTCTTGAGGATCGTATCGATGGCGGCGATTTCACCCCCGTTGATCATTGGGTTGGGGAAACTTAGCCCCAAATCTGCGGAGGGATTCCCGCAGAATTTCGGGTGGGTGAGGATCGGGTCTTGAGTGAGGGCGAGCGCAAACTCGACCACCGCCTGTTGCCGGGTACTCCCATTCGCCACCCCTTTGTAGGTAGAGATTACCTTCATTAGTGATCCCGCCTCCCTGCTCGCCTTCGTCTCCCAAAGCAGGAGGGAGGGGAAATCGGGGTGAGGTGATCCAAACTGTGGGAGTGAACGAATCGTGAACCCGCTTGCGGGGATGGTCGTGGTCACTGTTGCCGTGCAACTCCCATCCGCTCCCACCGAGATATCGTACCCGGTAGGGGAGATTGGTTTGGTGGCGAGGGCCGCTGATCCGTAGATAGTTGCACTCATAATTAATCCTTCATCAATCGTTCACCACCCGGCGCCGGGGCGGTCGTGAGTTTCTCCCTGATTACCGCCAGATCATCCGCCGCCGCCCGTGTGTTTCTTGCCGTCTGGGCGGCGTTCTGCGCCTGTATATCCATCCCCACATACATTGATCCCCCACCGCCCCCGATCTTGCCTAGAGAGGTCGTTATGCGCTCGAGCGGGGTCGCTGTAAGGATGTTGTTTACCTGCGGTGGTCTGACTGGTTCGTTTGCGGTCGCCACCCCCGCTTTTCTCGCCTTGTCCACAATTGCTTGCGCGGTGGATCGGCTTTCCTCTAGTCCACTAATAAACCCCTCCATCCCCCCGGCGATCCCCGAAATTCCCTTCCCTGAGTTTGCTTGAGCGGCGGAAAACTCCGCTCCCGCCTTCGCCATCGATGCGTTTGCCTCTGCGTATTTTGAGGTGTTTTTAATCGCCTCAATTTGATCGCCAAACATACTATTCCCTCGCACAGCATTCGCCTCTGGATATTCCGCATCAAACTTTGCAGATGCTGTTTTCTCCGCCTCGTCCATGAACGCCTGACTGTTCGATTTGTTGTCAAATCGAGCCATCGTCATCTGAGATTCCATGAATCTCTGCTTAATAGCGGGACGCTCAAAATCCTCGTTGGTTTTCTCATAAGCCTCTGAACCCACGAACTTTTGCGTCTTGAAATTTTCACTGCGGAATCTCGCAATCGTCATCTGATCCGCAGTCAACGCGCTAAAATTCCCCTTGTTGAACGAGACATCCGCCTGAAGCATTGTCATGTTCGCTTTTTGGCGGTCGAGCGCAATTTGCGCCATTTCAATGTCGTCAGCATTCCCGCTTTTTTTGGCAGCGACATAGGCTTTGGTCGCAGACTCCAAATCACCCATATTTTTGGTGATTTGCTCCTCGGCACTATTGATATTTTTCCTCTCAGTTGATCCCACAATGCCTGCCGCTTGTGCCTTGTACCCGGCCTCAAACGCTTCCTGCAACTTGCTCGAAATGTAGGTTGCTCCGTACTCAAAAACGCTCCGTAAAATCGATCCAAACGCCTGCAAAATCCCCCCGAATCCCTTGAAGCTCTCGTTAAAATAAGCGGAGATACTTTTGATCACCTCGTTGAGTTTTTTTGCGCCATCGATGAGAGCAATTTTAATCAACGCACCTACCACCTCACCGAAATTTCCCTCGCTCGCCCCGCCTTTGAGGATGTTGATGAGGTCACTCACTTTCTTGCCTAGCGACACCCCAAATTCCGTGGTCGAGAAGCTATTTTTGAGCAACACCAGTAGGTCGTTCATTGGCGTTGCCACCTGACTGACGAACCCAATGAAAAACCCGTTTAAGCGGTCTTTAAACGCCGAGAAATTGCTAGTCATCACTGCCATCGTCCCTGCCCCTGCATTGATTGCGTCGGCGATTGATCCGTAGTCCGCTTTCGCCTCCTTAATTGCGCGCGCCGCTTCTTCTGGGGATGACCAAATCTCGGTGAGTTTCATCCCCTGATCGCTCATCTGCTTCATCGCCCCGAGTGCCTCATCTGCGCTCATCCCACTCTTCTCCAACGCCTTCAACCACAGGAAATTCTCGCCTGTGCTGATTCCCTTAAATTTCTGCGCCGCCTGATAGGCGGAATTGCCGAACGCCACCGCCCCGGCGATCCCATCGCTGAGGAATGATCCCAGACTCTTGAACGCCATCGCCACCGCCAGCACCCCGCCACTCGCCACAATCATCGCCGACGCGGCGATTGCCGCGCCTGCTACCACCGAGGTCGTGAATGCCTTAGACGCGGATTTACTCGCCTCTAGTGCCGCCAGAAAAGGCGCGTTATTCAGTTCAAGAACTCCTGTTACTTTGGCGGCCATAATGTGGGTAAATTATAGCGGGGGAATGAGTTTCTGCAAAGCGTCCCGGTATCGAGATTCCAGACGCGCGGCGGCGATATCCGCCGGGTGAACTTTCGCATCCACGATTTGAGCGTACCCCACCGAGTCCTTGATGAAATACCTCAGCCCGGTCTTCGATTTTTCAAGCCTCCAAAATTTCCACCCCTTTGCGAATGTGCCCCGAACTTTGATCCGCCGCTTCAACTCAGCTTCTTCCCTCTGATGCTGAGGGAGCTTTGTCCGCACCTTCCCTCGGTACTTTATCCGCCCTGCCAGAGACGCAAATTTGCTCCTGATCGCATCCTCGGTGGGAGCAGATTTCATCGCCACCTGCTTCGTGTTTTGAACGAAATATTTGCCGAATTTTTTGACCAGTGCCTCCGATTTTGTGGCGAGTTTTACCCGCGCGTCGGCGAGGGCGGTATCGAAGGAGGAGGAGTCAAATGAGAGTTTCATAGTCCGTCAAATTCCTGCTCTTCGTTCACCGCGTCGCTGAGGAGCATCGTGGGGATGTTGTTCATCACATAGAGTGCGTGAATGTACGCCCACCCCCGCACCAGTGGCAACTCCCAGAGTATGTAGTGTTCGTCCCATCGAAAATACCGCGCTAGAGTTGTCACATAGGCGGCGCATGACGATGGGACTACCCGTTTGGGTCTGGGGTGAAGTCTAAGTTGTCGTTTTCCGAGCGGGGTTTCACTGCGATGGTTTTGTTTTTCTCGGTCTGGGCGAGGATCGCACTCACCGCCTCAAGTGCCTCTTTGCTATCAGTTTCCGAGTACTCCACGCGGTTGATCCAATCGCAGACTGCTTTGTCCCAGCGTGGCAAATTCCGCTTCGCCGCCAGAATCTCCGCCTCCGAGCAGATGCACCCGTAGAGGAATCCTGCCACATCGATGATCTGCGGGTTGGCGAGGTCAACGAGGGAGAGAATGCACGCCCGTCGAGCGTAGGAGGGCGGCTTGATCACCACCCCTTTGAAGGTGATCTGATCAAGGGTGAGGAAGGATTCGTCGTCGAGGTAGGTTATGTCAGGTTGGTTCATTGGGTATGTCGTTAACTATTGCGAAGCAGGGATTTGAAATAATCCCTCGTCTTCTTTGAGGTTCGTTCGCCGATCAAAATCGTCTTGCTCCCGTGGGTGATGATCCGCATCGGCGGGACATCTTTCCTAATCCAGTTGAGAAGCACCTCCCTGTTGTCCAACACCCCTTTCATCCAATAAATTGGGTTCTCTGGGTCGAGGGAAAAATCTGTCCAATCCTTTGATTTCTCGTAGGTTGTGACTGCGGTCATCAACTTCTTCTCCTCGTCGCCCCCGGCGACAATCTCAAACCAAAATGTGTAGGATTTGTTGTCTCGCCCGTCTGCGGTTTTACTGATGACGCAGGTCACCGGGTCGTTGTGCCGGGTGTTGATCCCCAGCGAAATGAGGATCGCCGCGAGACGGATATCAGAGGTCTGGAATACACCAGAGGAAGAGGTAATCATTGTATGTCGTGGGGTAAGTCTCAGGCGGAATCGCCTGCCGAAATTAGGCGAGAATCAAGGGGCGTTGGGTAGCGTTGACGCTGATTTTCTGCCAGTCGGTGTTGGTTTTCTGGATGTCAACATCGTCCGTGAGAATCAGTCCCGTGATCACTCCGTTCCCTGAGGCGGTGTTGACGAGAGTCAGCACTGCGCCCACCGACGCGGTGGCGATCCCGCCTGCTCCGCCAGTCATCACTCCTGCCACTGCGTAGGTTTTGGTGGGGTTGTAAAATGCAATGGCGACGAACTCGCCTGCCTCGTTCCTCACCTCGTTTTTTTCGATGGAAGTTTTCGCCCCAACAGTCTGGACGAGAATGCCCACCTCGGCAGACAATCCCCAGACGCACCCGGTAGTTCCTTTTGTGATTACAGCCATAAATAGTAGAGTATGAGGGTTAAAAAACTGAGCAGTAGAATGAACGAGAGAAGAGTGATTTCCGTTAGCGATTAGCTGCTTAGAATCTTAACCTTACCCCCGCAGAGCGTCAAGGAGGGGTCTAGGTGTTGTCGCGCGGCATACAGTAGAGGCAGACTATCGTCTCGTAGACATAAGCCTTGTTTTCCGCGTCCACCTCCATCCGCCCACTCTCCTCCACGAATCCGTGGCAGTGAAAATTCAGCACCGAGGACAGCAGGGAGGTTGGGGTGGTACTGATGAAATTCATCACCCGCTGAATTGCGTCGGTACGCTGATCGGTCGAGGTTTCTTTGATGTGACTCTTGAAGGTGAGCATCACCTCCACCTTGTAAATCCCGCTGTTCGGGGTGATTTCCTCGGTGGCATTCGTCGCGTGGATAACAAGGAAAGGCATTGGTTCTTTCACCAACGATTCATCCGAAATATACACCTGTCCCTCGATGATGCTCCCATCGAGGTAGGGCAGGAGGATCGAGTAAATCGCGTTTTCGGCGGCGACGAGGATGGAGTTCGTGTTCATTTTTTACGCGCCTTTCACAGTCAGGGTGAGGGATGATCCGTCTGCCGAGGTCACCGAGGCGATGACGATTTTTTTGCGATTGATCACTCCTCCTACAACCGCTGGGTTCGGGTCTTGCAGGGTAATAATTGATCCTAGTTGGAGGGAGGGTAAATCGGCGGTCTTGAAAATTACCTGCAAATTATTGCCGACCATCGCTCCACCTAATTCGTCCACCTCCTCCTCTGCATTGTCATTCGTCAGCACAGTGTATGTACGAGTGTCCCCGTTGATCGTGATTAAGCAGGTAGTGGGGAGGTCGTAGGTGAATAACGACGCGAAGTCGGCGGCGAGGGCGAGTTGGAGTGCGGATGCCATAGGGTGAGTCTAGCAGTCAAGAGGGACGATGTAAATTGGCAGGAAGTAAACCAACCCGACCTCTTCCGGGGTGGGGAATAGACTCTCGAAAGTGGTGGTGGTCGAGGATGTGCATCCGCTGGTTTTCCCTCGCTCATACACCACCGAGTCCCACCCCTCCAGGGGAAATGCATTGTCAGGAGTCGAGGTGGTCTTGAGTGCCATCCGAATTCCCCACCAGATGCGGAGTGGATCGCGCTCCAGTTTCATCCCCGCAAAAAATTTGCGATCCGCTTCGGGAATCTCTCCCTTGATCGAGAACACCACCTCCACCGCCTCCGGGGTGGTGGCCGCCGCATACCACCCATCCCGCAGAGATAGCAGGTCGTGGGGTGGAGGTGGCGGCGTATCGGCGGTGTAATCGACTAGGAGGGAAATGGTGATTGTTGGGGTCATGTCGTTGGTTCGCCCCTCCCAAAATCCTTCGATCCCCTCTCGGCGATACTCCCGCTCATACTCGTAGGTATCGAGGTTATTCAATCTCATCACCTGCATCATCAACTCGTTCCCGCGCCACCCATACCACCCGTTATTCTGACTCCAATACATCCGCCGGGGGCGAGGGGTAGCCGCCATCAATCTGACCATCGCCAGTGCCCTTTCTGGGTCACTGTCGGTGATGGCGTAGCAGGTGAGTAGTGCGAGTGCCTCCCGGCGGTCTGGTTGGAGGGCGAATGCTTTGGCCGCGTACTCCTTGCAGTCTTCAGTGCCTAGACTTTGGGCGATATTCAGATTCATTTCGTACCTCTCAACGAGTCCCAGTTCGGGGATCGCCGCCAGCCCCGCTTTGCAGAGTGCGATGGTTTCCTTCCTGCGCCCCGCCTCAAACGCCTCCTGCTGAAGGTAGAAATAATTCCTCCCACTACTCTCGTTTATCCCCCGCAGGATCGTCTCGTTCCGAGTTTTTCCACCCCGCTTGCTTTGGAGCGGGGAGTGGATGATTGCCGGGGTCATCGACGAGCGGTAGCGAGTGTCTGATGTGAATGCGAGTTGCTCGTGGATCGCGTGATTCCAGTGGGAGTTTACGCGCCTGTGAACGATCCGCTCCCGCATCACTTGTTGGTTAATTTTCCCGGCCACCACTCGTACATTGTACGGGAGGATGTGGAGGTCAACTTTGTCGCTCCGCTCATCCATCAGGTAGCGGATTTGGGCGAGGAAATCCGCGTCCACAGTGTCATCCGCGTCCGCCCACATCACCCACTCCAGATCAGGAAGATTGTCGTGAAAATATTGCCACCCCACCTGCCGCGCCCCACCAAAATCGTCGATGTGCGGGTAATCAGCGCATCGAGCGGAGTTGCGATAGTGGAGGATGGTGAATGGGATACCCTGCGCCCCGCAGGCGGCGGTGATAAGACTCTCCGTAGCGTCGGGTGGAGTTGCGCCCGTGGCAATCGTGAAAACCATATGCTGACAACACCCGGCGAACGCGGTGATGAATCGCTCGATCACCTCCTCCTCGTTCCCAACGATTACCGAGAGGCAAATCGAGGGAGGGGATGGTGGTATTGATTCGGTGGGAGGATCGTCGCTAGGTGGCAATGTGGGCAAATCTGCGGTCATCTGGGGAGATTACTGTCCGCTGTTGGCAAAGTCTAACGGGGGACAATTGCGCGATTGTCCCCCGCAGAAGAAATTAACCCAATAAAAAACCCCGCTCCCTTGTGAGGAGCGGGGTGGATTGGTTGATGTTATTGCCAGCCTGATACCACCTGTTTAGCTTCATCATCTTTCTTCATTTCCTTGAGTGCCTTCGCCGCGTCCTGTCTGCACTCAGTCCTGCTGGAGTAGTAGTTCCCGTCGATCAGAGTTCCTTGAAACTTGTGATCCACTGAGTAGCACCCCTGCGAGTCCTTGTGAATTTTCATGTCGCTGGTTTTGTATCGGTTGGTTTGTTGGTTGTTGCTCATGGGTGAAGATTGCTCCACTTCTCGCCTCCCGTCAAGGATTTATTTTAAGAAATCTTTTACCGAGGAATTTCGCCCTCACTTAACTGCTTGCAATTGAGCGTCTTACGCCTACGAAACTTTTTTAACTTTCTCCAATAAAAAGCCCCATCCCTTGTGAGGATGGGGCGATTTACGAGCATGATTATTGCGGGAGTGCTTTGCCGCGTCGGCGAGCGATGGCGAGGATGCGAATCGCCATCGCCCGACGAGTTGCGGTGGGGATGCGGTGATCCTCGTAGAGGGCGAGGTCGTTGGCGGCGGTGATGGCGGTAAATGCTTTGCAGGGATCGCAGATCATCGTCTCTCGCTCCTTCTTGCCTCCGCATGGACAGGTTGTGGATTCGTAGCTCATAGGGTCAGGAGTTTAGGAATGAAGGAGTGCCTGCGCCGCTTTGTTCCGCTCGCAGGAATCATCCGATTCCCGCGCGATTTTCAAAAGGGATTCCCGTGCGATAAACTCGCTCAGGGACGATGAGGTTGATTCGATCATCCCTTCAAATGCGAGGGTAAGCGTGTCGTCGCTTGTGAGGGTAGTCGATGTTCCGTTGATGGTTTTTACTGTGGTTGTTTTCATAGGATTTTAGGTTGTTGGTTGCACCTCAAAACCCCGCCCCTTGTGAGGGCGGGGTGAGGGGTGAGAGATGGTGGGTTATTCTGTGAGTGTTTTAGCCTCGGATTCGTTGAGGAACTGGAAGCTGAGTCCCGCCGCTTCTAGCTTTGCGATGAGCTTAGGGGTTGGTGAATACATTGATGGAATCATCTCGCCTTCATGGGAGACCGATTCCAGTCGCTTGCTTCGGTCATTCCATTTGCATGGGACAATCTCCGTCCCGTTGTTGCCGCGAGTGAGAACCCGAAGCGTTTTGTTGTAGGCCAACCCTGTGGGTGATTTGATCGCAATGTAGCGGTCAGAGGTTAGGATTGATGTGGTGGTGGTTTGTTGGTTGTTGCTCATGTGGAGGAATCTAGCGAGGATTTTAATCCCGTCAAGGATTTATTTTAAGAAATCTTTTACAGACGATTTTCCACACCCCTTAACTCCCTGCAATTGAGCATCTTACGCCCACAAAACTTTTTTCAATTTTCCCAACAAAAACCCCGCTACCTTTCGGTAGCGGGGTGATCGTCTGACAGTTTTCCTGCCAGAATATGGACTAGGCGTAGCTAGTTGTGATGAGCGTCCCGGCGGACGAATCGATGATTTTCTCGGCGACAGTTTGCCGAACGCGGATAACATTGGATCGGCGTTCGTCAGAGCGGTAAGTCTCTGGGGTATAGAGTCCTACGGAATCTTTGCCCCACGAAATTGTGCGTCCTACGCCCCCGGCAGTGTACTCTCCGCCAGACACTTGCCCTACGAAAATGTAGGTGGGTGGGAAGACGAACGAACCACTGTAAGCGGCGGCTTTGTTGGCCGTGTTGTAGGGAGCTTTTGCGACGAAAAGATTCTCAACTCCGAGGACATTTGCAATGTCCTGCTCAGAGGGAAGCATCCGTTGACCAGCATTCCGAGGGACGACACCGAACACCTGATTTTGAAGGAAGGTGGTTCGGCGAATGCGATTGAACACATCCTGATTCATCACGATGGCGTTGGGGATGATGCCCTTTTTGAGGAGGAGAGTTTTTGCGGTATCAATGTCGTTGGGCACATCGATGGTAGCGAGGTTCGCGGCGGTGTAAGCGGCGGTGGGCGAAGCACCTGCACCAAAGGTCGTGGTGTTGAAGATTGCAGCAGCAACACGAGCCTCGTAGGAGATCTTAAGCGAACGCTCGAGCAACATTGCTTCGGTCGCTTCCAAATTCATGAAACGCTCCACCTCAGCTTCGTAGGAGTCGTCAACGACAGACTCCAGACCATACTCCTGACAGTCGTAGGTGTCGGTATCGAAGCGGCGATTCACCCGGTTGTAGCCTGCGCCACCTTCGCGAGGAAGTGCGTCGGCGTTGAGGAGTTCGGCGTTGGCGAGGTTCGCCTTCATGTAGATGCCCCGGCGAGCGTCTTCCACCTTTGGAGGGAGAATCAGATCACCAATGAAGAGTTTGTTGAAATCGGCGTTTGCTTGCTGGACGAGGGCGTGAATATCCGCTCTAGGCGTCGCCTGTGCATTTGTGTACGGCATAAGGAGTTACAGGTATTGGGTTGAGTTTTGGGTTGGTTGATTAGGTGACGATCCGTCCCGTAGGGGCGAGGAGGATTTCGGCGACATTGCCTGCCGCCGCACCGACAGTGCCGAGTGCAACACCGAGGCGAGGGAAGGTAGTGGCGGTGTAGACTCCGAGGTAACCATTGGTCACCACTGCGTATGGGCTGCCTGCGGTAATCGCGGCGGCGGAGGTGAACGCGCAGAGGAACGATCCTGCTCCCGTCCAGAGCTTTACCTGCCCGTAGCCAGCGTCAGCGACATCCTGTTGGAGAACGCCGATTCCTTGTGCCACTCCGCCTGCGGCGGCCTTGATCGTGCCATCCGTTTGGATGTCCACGACGATGAATGCGCTCAGTGCGCCAGAAGACTGGAAGGTTCGGAAACCATTGTCGTTTTGTGTACTCATAGTTTTAAGTGATTGAAATTAAGCGGGTTGAATTAGCGGATGTTGCGAGATTGAGCGTATTCCTTCGGGTGATTTTTGATGGAGAAAAGCATCGCGGCGGTGGCGTCCCCGTTCATCCGCTTCGTCTCGTCGCTGACGATTTCGCTGAACGAACGCGCCTTCGGCGTGGAGGATGGATAACCACTAGAGGGGAGGACGACTCCCATTTTTCCGCTGAGGTGGCGGATGGCAATTTCTGCGCCGAGGCGCGCGGCTTTGGTCAGTGCTTTTTCTGCCTCAGCTTCGGCGGGAGTGTCCTTGTCAACGACAAGAACCCCGTCCTCCATGTTTGAGGTTTTGACAAGCGGGTCGACAGTGATTGGTTGACCTTCAGGAGGAGTGCCAGATGAGGTGTCATTCACCTCCTGCATCGAGGTTTTGAAATTGTTGTAGTCCGCCATGTGATCAGTGAACGCCTTGAGCAACTGCGCCAAATCGGCAGGTTCATCTTTTTTGATTACGGGGTCTTCCATTGGGAGAATTTCGGGGATTGCGGTTTCGAGTTTTTTCATAAATTGAGTTAAGGAAGTTTTCTTCAAACTTGATGGGTTAATCTTAGCGGGTGAGGGAGTTGCGTCAAGTGGAGCAGGGATGGAGAACAGGGATGCGTTGGCGGCGGGATCGCTAACGAGGGCGGCGGTCAGCACCTCAGTGCATCGTGCGTAGCAAACTTTTTCCATCGGGTCTTCCTGATCGACGCCCAAAAACTCCAGAGAAATCCCCATGTGCTGTGGGTTTTTCTCGGCGATTTCAAAGATGCGTTGTGCCTCGGGTTCGGCGTCGTAGATGTGGAGGTTTGCGATCACCTTCCCATCCCCCAATCCGAATCCATCCACGAATCCAATGGTGGAGAGAATCCCGCTCCCGTGGTCAAGTTTCACTTTCACCGATCCCATTTCACAACAGCAGTCGTACACCTCTTGCAGGGTGGTTTGATCGACCATCAGTTTCATGCCTGACTCAGTGGATCGATGGCCGCGCGCCTCCCCGGTAGAGATCAGACTGACTCCAGAAATTGTCTTTTCTTCCGCGTCGATGGTTGGTGGGTTCATATCGTATTTTGAGAGTTTTTCGCCTGACTGAATTTTCTCTGCCTGCCTGTCGAACCAATCCCGCGCGGGTTGAGGATCGAGCGGATTAATTCCCCAGAGGAAATGCGCCACCGCCCCGGCGCCGGGGTAGTCGGGGTCTTTGGGGTTGGAGTTGTTGGGTGATTCTAAATCCACTTTGTGCCTCGCTCCCCACGCGCTCGCTTTGATGATTTTCTCATCACTGATTTCACCCGCCGCCATCTTCCGCGCGGCGGCTTTCGTCCCCTCGGTCAGACCATCACCCCCCTTGCCTGCTCTGAGCAGTTCTAGCCCCCTTTCTGCCGCGTCACTGATGTATTGAGGGGGTTTCATTTCCCCTCCTTCTCTTTGTTGATTCTCGCCTCCACCTCGTTGAGTAACTGAGTGCGGGTTTTGTTCTCGTCGTAAATCGTGTAGGCGGCGGCAACTGCCTGATCGTGAGGGAGTTTGTCGAGCAGTAACCCAACGAGTTCGCGCAGGGTGGCGGCGCGCAATTCAGCAGGAGTCACCCCGGCGGCGAATTCGTTGAGTGTCGATGTCGCCTCTGCCGCGTCGGCAGGCGGTGGAACAGTGACTGAGGTAGACTCGGTAGCGGAGGTGGGTTTCGCCATCCCTGCACCGAAAACTTCCTCCACCGAAAACCCGGCGGCAAGTGCCTTGTCCCGCTTGATCTTCGCCCAGCGAACCATATCGTCCGCCACCTTCTCCGGGTCTTGCGCATCCTCACTCCAGTAGCTCATTGGGTTCAGTAATCCTGACTGGAACAGGTTGATGTTGCTGGATGATTCCTTGCCGATATCGGGTTGCGGATGGGGTCGATAAGACCACCGACCACGGGTGATTCTGTTGGTGGTCGATACCGGGAAAATTCCCTTGCTGATCGCATCGATGAGGGCGGCGTTCTTCATGCGGTGGGCGAGGGGTTCTAACACCTTTTGCCCACGGGTGAATTCCGCTTTGGCCTGCTCGCTTTCCAACCTGCTACTCACTCCACCGAGTTGAGTTGCGTCCAGCCCAAAGGAGTAGGGGAGGTTGTAGCTCATGCAGGTCAATTTGAGCATCAGGGTGATGAGAAATTGCGTCTCGGGTGAGGGCGAGGAAGTGTCTGGGAACTTGATGTCCATTCCCTCGGTGAGGTGGTTGATCTGCCCATACTGAATGTCCTGAGCTTGACCACCTTGTTGATTCGCAAATTGAGTGGACGCATACCCATCCATCGCCCCGCTCCCCACAGATGCGCCTGTGGAGTTGGTGAAGATGGTTAAAGCACTGGCGAGCTTCGCTTTGCCTTTCGAGAACTCCAGAATCTCATACAAATCCCGCAGTGCAGACACCGCGGTATCGAGCTTGCTCACCCCTCGGTACGCATCAATTTGCATTGGATCGAGGTAGTGAACGAACTGATGAGCAGGGACATCAACCGGGTCAGTGTATTGCCCTGCCGCCATCCCCCGGCGGAATACCCGGTACGCTACTGGTTCACCATATTTTCCGAGGAGAATCCCGGCGATATAATCCTCGCTCACCACATTTTGGTACACCCCACCGAGGCGATCACTCTCCACCGCCTGTAGCTTGAGCGGGAGTTTGACGAGGTCGTCAAAACTCATCCCCGCCTCACTCGTTGGGCGAACGAATGCCCACCCGTAATCTCCTCCCCTGTTCATCCCCAACACCCCGAATTCTAGCATCCTAAAGAAGTCGCATCGATTGCTCAGATCACAGTTTGGAAACCACTCGTTGTTGAGGTACTCCTCCACCTCAGTATCAAGGATGTGATCCCCGCTCTGCGAGTGATACGCCTGCGGGGTCACGAACATTGCGTACTTGCGGTTGAGCGTCTTAGCGGCGGCGAAATTGTTTTCGAGGTCAGTTGCTTCCCTCAATAATTGGAGGCGATCCCGCTGAACTTGATAGCTATTTGGGGCGATTTGAGCGGGGGCGTTTGCCCGGCGATTCGTAAATGATGCCCCATCGTATTTGAACTTGTGGAGTGCCTCCCTCGCCTCTAATCGGCGGATGCCTGCGGTGGGTGATGCCCACCCGATTAGAGAGTCTAGCAGTGTCGATTTGGTCGCCATATATGTCGTTATTGGAATCCGCTACCCCGCCCAATTGAGGGGTTGAAATTTGCTCGCACATTCATCGAGGTCGCCCCGCTCAATTTCGCGGCGGCGAAGTTCGCCTCTAGCAATAGTTGCTGTGCGTCGGCGATTGAGGGGAATCCGAAACTCCTCCCGGCGATGGAGTAATTCACCCCGCGCACATTGTTCGCGAGGATGCAGGCGAGTGCCGCGCTCCGCACCGAGGTAAGTTCCGCACTGGTCAGACCAACGAGAGTTCCTTTGACAGCCATAGACCATCATTCTAGCCAGACTCCTCCACCCCATCAAGTGGAGGGGGTTCGGTGGTTGCGTCACTTAAACTCTCTCCACTGAGGAGGATACCCCTTAGCCGGGGATCGAGGAGCGCACCCACAATCGTCATCTGATCGCAGTCCAGAAGATGGTTCGCTTTTTTGTGCGCCACCTTCCACCTCCACCGCTTGTTCCCGGCCTTGTCCACCTCCTGCCGCTTGAATTCCACCGAGGTCTGTTGCTGGTATTCGTTGCTCACATCCTGCGGGACAGTGAGGCGGTAACTGCTCATCCCTCCTCTCATTCGGTGGTACATATTTTTGATGGGTTCGTTGCACCAAAAATAGTAACGCGCCTGCCGAATCTGCCCTGATTTTCCGAGTCCGCTGTGCCCAATGTTGACGCTCGAGAACGGGTATTTGCGAACCACCCGTTGCCCGTTAAAAAGTTCGTGGTGAGGGAAATCCCGGCGGTTCGTCGTGTCGCCCCATAGTCCCTGCCACCCATAGCGAACGCAGACTTCCTGCACGGCCTGAGTGTCGTAGGCGATATCGACCAGCACCCGAATCGGCTCAACTCCGAGTTGAATCCGCAACTCCTCCAACTCCTCCCAACTGACGATCCGCCCCTCATCAATCACCCGGCTTTCTGAGTGCCCAAATGCTCGGCAGACATACCACCTGTGCGCCCCCTCGCCTTTGGACGCGCGCCCCGCCTGATTGTCGATGCACAGGAATCGCCCCACCTCGCCATCGAATAAATCCCTTTTCAAGTACCCGCCTTTGATCCTCTCAAACTCCACCTGACTAGCATCATCACTCGGCGATTCGTCCCACGCGAGTGCCCTGCGCTTTTGGATGTAGTCGCGCAGGGGTTCGATTGATCCGCCTTTCGCCGCGCGGCTTGCCTTGATCTTTTCCATCAGGATGCTTCCCAAATCAAAATAATGGATGGCGGTTGCCTCCCAATGAAAGGATCGGTGATGCGCCGGGGCGGAAAGGTTTGTCCTGACGAATCGCCCCCTGAGTGCCTGCGAGCGTCGAGCAGACTCAGATGCGTCCCAGTCAGTTCCGCAGTGGAGGCAGTTGTATGTGACGAGAGGGAGAATCGCAGACCATAGCCACTCCCCCGACTCGGTGATCGTCTGTTCGTTCCGAGGAAATCTCAACCTATCTTTGTCGTCGGTCATCCGCTGGAATTGGTTGCACGCCGGGCACGGCACTTCCCACTCTTCGCAACTCCCGCTGAGGAACGCGGTATCAGACTCGTCGCCCAACACGCTCCCCGTCGAGAGGGTGAGGATTTTGGAGTTCCTCACTCCCTCAACCCGTTTCTCAAATGCGCTCATTATCCCCGGTCGATACATATGGGGTTCGTCCATCGTCAGGTACTTCACCCGTTTGCTTTGGGCGTTAGAAAGGTTTGCGCCGACGCAGTAGAAACTCATCGAGGGAAGGACGATCTTCTGCACTCTCTGCTTGTGCCTGTCGTTGGGCATTTTGCGGTTTAGGAACTCGTTCTCCTTCAGCATCGGCGCGATCCGATCCTCCAACCAATCCGCCGCGTCGGGGTCACTCTGCGCCACCATATAGTACATCCCGGCGTCGCACTCGATGCACCACGCCAGATGCATCTCGGCGATCAGAGATTTCGCCGATCCCGCCGATCCCCGCACATCCACCCGGCGGATTGCCGGGTCACTCATCGCCCGGAGGGGTTCTAATAGCCACGGGGATTCCTCGGCGATATAGACGGGGTAGCGGGTCGAGGATGGGATGCGGAGCGCGCCGTTAAATCTATCCACGATAGTCCCCTCAAATTTCTCGGGGATTGCAGAGTCCCAGATTTTCGCCAACCACTCAATGTCGATGGCGTTCATTTCATCGCCGCCTTTGCGGTGGACACTCGTACCTTCTCTTTCTCGGCCTTCACCTTCCGCCAGTGGGGTTTCTCGGGTGGGGTGACCTCCGCGTCGGTAGGAGTTTTCACCGCCCCGAAACTCTTGCTTAGGTAGTGCTTCATCTCTTTGCAGATCGCGGTGTAGAGCGGGGCGTCGAGAGATTTATCAAGGATGGTGAAAAGCTGAGTGATGTGGGTCGCCCACTCGCTCGCCACTAGGTCACGATCAATCACCTTGCCCCGCGCGCGGTCGAGTTCCAGTTCCGCCTTGAGGGTGATCGCGGCGAGTTTTCTGCTCTCCATCTCCGCGTCGCTCACCACCAGATTGCTGGGAGTCGGCGAGTCTGATTGCGGTCGATTCCCCTCCACTTTTTTTCGCCACCCCTTCGGTCTGCCTGCGGTTTTTTTTGCTGGATGCATTCACCGACGCTACCGCGTCTCGTTGGCGATGGCAAATCGCCAGCAGAGTATGGGAATTATTGCGGAGTACCCATCATGGGACATAGAGACAACCACGCTGAACCTTAACCTAGGCTAGGGTCAAAAACAGATACCTTAAGGCGGCATGGGGTCAAGGCTAGGGGTATTACCTAGACTGGAGCAGTAGACTCAGTTGCGGATGCTTAATCTTGTCAGATTTGTTCAGGTTGTCTCGCACAAGCAGTGGTTGGAAGTTTTGCCAGTTGCAGGCGATCAGCAGTTGATTTCGGTCTGTCAGATCAAACTTTGATAGTGGGTAAATGTGATCTAGATGCCATGTTTTGCCATGATTTGCCCATGTCATTTTATTCGTAAACTGCCTTTCGATGTGCGCTCTAAAGGCGTTGGAAGTTGTTCCATACTTAAGATTAAATCGATTAGATTTTTTCTTCATAAAGTGAACTGTTAACTTGCGAATAGCGTTCATCCTTTTTCTTTTAGGAGTTTCCCCTCGTTTTGATCGATAAATTTTACGAACTGCCTTAGGTCTTGCCATCCTTAAGTCGAACAACTTAGAGAGATAAATCTCTGGTTGAATCCCCATCCTTCTCGCTCTTGCCCCTTGCATTTTAGTTAGTCCAATTCGAGTAACTCTTGATGCGTAACTGCCCCAATCTTCCCTTTTCTTCTTGATCGTTATTTCCTCAGTACGAACACCCTTCTTGATCTGATACTCTATCTGGCCTCTTGTGCAATTGAGTTTGGTTGCTAACTCTTCAAGCGGATGAACCTGCTTAGGCTTGTACAATTTGAACCGACAAGTCCTCTCTGTGTCGTGAATCTGATCCTCCCGCACTCCGAGTTGCTTTGCTAACTCGGATTTTTTCTTTTGGATTATGTTGGATGATCTGGATGCCCAACTAAGTCCCAGCATCCTTGAATCGTGCTTAACCACTTGCTCAGTGCATCCCAAAATCTTAGCGGCGATCTTAATCGTTAAGGTTGCGTCTTGACTGGCAAACAAGGATCGCAATCCAATGTGCAGTTCCGCCTTTCTGTCTGATATACTACCCAGACGAAGACTCCTTTTATCGAAACTAAGCGTCTCGCCTTGCTCCTCAGCGCGCTCTGCCCATCGTCCCCTCACCGCCCCATCCAATCTATCCTGATTCCGAGTTGTTTCGCCTCCGCCGCGTCCCGCTCGTAAATCTCTCCTCGTCCCTGCACATACTCCTTGTACTCGTCGGTGGCGGTCTGACTGCCTCCGTCGAGGTGGAGTACCCTGCTACTCCCAGAGATTCCCCATCCTCGGTTGCAATCGAGGATAGTATCGAGGAGGTGGTTGTCCCCGAACCACCATTTGAGAGTTGTCGGAAAATGGTAGTTGCTCTGCTCGACCCAACTCCCTCTGAGAAGGAACGCGAACCCGGCGCCTCCGCATTTGTCGCGGTCACTGCTCCCATTCGATAGACACTCATAGGCATTCACCCGCCGCGACTCCTGCGGTCTGGAGTCGTAGGAGGGAGAGATGGCGGCGAAGAAGGTCAATGCTTCCATCTCCTCAATCATTGGGACGAGGGATTGGATGATCTGCACATCATTGTTGAGGATGAACACGAAATGCTCATCGAGCGTCCCGCTCGGTGAATTCTTCCTGATCATCCCCAGTCCCTGCTCCCACATAGCGTTGATACCGCAGTCCCCGTCACTCTCCACCACCTTCACCAACTCATTCCCGCCCAGCAGGTCGGTGAGCAGGGAGCGTTCGTCGGCGGTCGATCCATTGTCGATGAGGATGATGCGCCCAATCTGCTCTGGGGTGAGCCGGGCGAAATCGACGAGGAGTTCGGCGACGAGTTGCATCGTCATTCTGATCTTTCCCCGAAAGGGGATGATCGCTGAGATTTTGTAGGTCATGGTATAGGTCAGGGGTTGCTCCTCGGTGTGGGGAAAATCAATCTGATATGTCGCTGAATGTCAACCTCCACCATCCGCATCATGTCGCGCGGGTCACCCCGATCCTTCCTCCCCTGCATAATAACCTTGATGGGTCGCAGGGTGGAATCCTGCGGGATCGGTAGCACGATCACCCCGAGAGGCTCGAGATTATCTGCCGAGGCGGCGGTGAGTGACCACGGGGATTTCCACCTGATCAGCAGGTAGACTGGCAGGCCCGTGGATATTGCCAGTTGAGAATTACTGATCAGTTTTTTGAGGGAGAGGATGATGGTGGGATATTTGGTATGGGTGATCGTCCTCGCCTTCACCTCAATATACCCGCAGGGTCTGCCATTGCAGAGGATCGTAAAATCAAACTCCTCAAATGGATTCGCCTTCAATAATGAATATCGAATATCGATTCCCTCTGCGATTGGCAGGCGGCTTAAGAACTGCCGGGCGATGATGGTTTCATTGATGCGATCCACCTCAGTTTCGTAGTTTGGGGATTTGATGGGATTGCTGGTCATTAGGTGGGGTTTGTGGGTGTATGGGTTGTTTTGCGGTGAAAGTCAACGCTAGGGGTCAAAGAATCGCAAAGCGTAGCGATCAACCGCGAAGTTTGGCGGTTGAATTTGATAATGGCGTCGAAAATCCTCGTGAATCTACTCCGCTGGTTAAAGCGGAGTATACTTATAAGTAAAGGAGTATACTTAGGAGTATAGGATAAAACCGCGCGCGCGAGTGATAGTATTTTCAAGGGGTGGAAAGGGAGTCCCATGCAGGTGTTCCCCAGAGGATGAGGTCTTGAGCGGGAGGAGGGGTGAATTGATCGAAATTAGGGGGGTGGATGAGGACGAAATTTGAGGAGAATCGATATTCAGAAATCCCTCGGTTGTCCATCCCCTCATCGTAAATCCACAATGGAGAATAAGATGAGCGGATTGTATTCATCGAAATATCCTCACCAGTATATTCGTTATATTCTTTGCATAGCCAACTTGCTCCTTTGAAAATACGCCCATCGCTATTTGAGTATTTATTTAAGGTCATATCGTTGAGGTAGGTACGATAGACACTCCGCCAGAGGGCGATCCACGCCCGGCGGATGGGAGGCGCGCAGGAGGTGAATTGGGGGTGGGCGATGAGGGTGGTCAGGTTGTAATCCTGCATCGAGGGCGGGGTGGATTTACTCATCTAAAAAGGTGTCGTCTGGGCGGTTGAAGGCCGTGAATGGGTCGCTCTCGTCGTACCCGTCTGCGGATATTGTCTCCCCTTTGGCGGCGGGAAATGATGGCGAGAGAGTGAACCCCTCAATCTCTCCGCCGGGGGAGCGGGATCGGGGCGAGTCGCCATCGCCCGCCTCCTTTTGCCTCGCCTCAATCTGATAGCATCGCTCGCAGATCAGAGTGCGAAATTTGATCCGTGTTGCCCTGTTCCCGCAGTCGCATTCCTCCCGTAGGGTCACGCCCTTCAGATTGCCAATTATCCCGGTGGTGTCGATTTTGACGGGTTTTGGGGTGGTCATTGTTGAGCGGGTGATTCTGGAGGAATTTCCCCCAATAATTCACCTAAGTCACTGCGGGTCATCCTCGCCATCATTTTTTTCGCGAATCCTCCTCCTGATTTCTCGCTCATCGGCGGCGAGTTCTCGTCTCGGCTTTTGAACAGGGTGAGTTCGGCGATATACTCGCAGGGGGCGAACACATTACTGCTCCCGCTCCGTTGCATTTCGACGAGGATTTCCCGCTCCTGACTCGCTTTATCAACGATGATTTTCAAGACGATATTCGCATCCATCCCCAAACTCCTGCTCTCCCTCAACTCTCCGTTGTCGTTGAGTTGACTCAGTGCAACTACGACGATCCCCAATTCCGCCGCCAATCGTTTCAACGCCCGGCTGACTCCCGCCACAGACTCTTGCCGGGTGGAGTTTTTTGCCTGCTCCGTGTCGATCAACTGCACATAGTCAATCACCACCAAATCAAGGGGAGTGCGTTTGTGCGCGGCCTTGATGAACGCGGTGATCTGATCCGCCGCGAATAGGTCGCTCACCACCTCCAGACGCCCCGACGCGCGCCCCAGCGTCATCGAGGCGGTCGCCAGACGAGAGTACTCGCCTGTGGTCATTTGCTTTGGGGTCAGTGATGACGAGGGAATCTTGCTCTCCATCGAGAGGAGGCGCCCGGCGATTTCCACGGGTGACATTTCAAGCGATACCATCAGGCAATTTTTCTCCTGCGTGGTCACCGCGTCCCGCAGGATGGAGAGTGCCAACGAGGTTTTGCCGCCTTTCGCGGCGCCCCCGATCACCACCAGATTCCCCTTCTGCATCTTCACCACCTCGTCCAATCCCTCAATCCCACTGAGGATATCCGCGCGGGTCGCCTCGCCAGACTCAATCTGGGCGAGTGCCTGCTCCATCGCCTCCATAAATGTGATCCTGTGGGTCTGCTCGACCACCAGAGGCGGGATTTTGCTCACCCGATCACCCATCTCCTCCAACAGGAGTGCTGTGGGCGTTTTCTCCCTCTCCATCGCGAGGATCGCGGTGGCCGTGGCGATGATGTCCCTGCGGGTCATCACCTCTCGCAGTTGCTCGATGTACCGAGGGAGTTGCGTAATTAGCCCCGCGTCCAGTACCATTTCTAGCAGATAGTGCGCTCCACCCAACTCATCGAGGCGGGAGGCGAGGGATTGGGTGATCGAAATGCAATCGTGGGGGATAGGGGTGGTGATCACCGCCACAATCTCCTCCCAGATCACTTTGTGGGCGGGGTAGACGAATGCATCCACCCCGATCCCCGCAGTCACAAGCAGGGTGTAGGTCGAGAGGGGGTTGCGGGAGAGGAGGAGTCCCAACACCGATTTCTCCACTCCCACTGCCGAGGGGAGCAGGTGGTGAGTGGTAGCGTCGGCGGATTGGTGGTGGGACATTAGGAGTGAGTCTAGGTTGTTCATTGCTATTTATGGAGAGGGATTTAGGGGAGGGATTTGCCGGGTAGATGCACCGAGTAGGTAATCCCCGGCGAGGGATGGAAATCTCGTCCAGAGATTGAGAGAAAATTGGAGTTGCGGATGTAGTCCTTCCTTGTCCTCTCGAGAGTGTGACATCGGAGGCAAATCATTTCTCGCCCCTCGAAAATGGGGATTTCGCCGGGGTTTCCGCAGTCACAATCTTTGGATTTGGGTTGTTTCATTTGGGGATTTGTTGGTGGATTTTTTCCCTGACTCGGGTGATGGATTCTGGGGTGGGATAGGTGAGGTAGACTAGAGTGCCCTCTTCTTCCTCCTGACCACTCGTCGGGTCTTTGAGGGGTTTCCTCTGCTCAATTTGGTAGATGATTTCTTCCGCGCTATCGTCGCGTAAAAAACCTGCATTCCGCAGACAATCTGTGAGTGATTTACCCGATAAATTGTCAGGATCGATGAGGCGTTTTCTGACTGAGACAAGGCGCACATGAACGCGGTTCGGGTTTCCTGTCGCCCCTTCGCCCGTTGATAATGGTGGGCGTTGAGGATCGCGTTCCAACTCGGTAGTTTGATGGGGAATTTTAGGCATATGGTGAGTGGAAAATTATCTGACGCCATAGCCCATCTCCTTGTATTTTTCCTGCGTTGCGGCGAGGTGTTTTGCGCTTGCTTTGACTCGCCATTTCGTGCCCACTTTCATCACTCGATAGAGTTCGTTGATGGTCAATCCGTTGGCCTTCACCGCCTCCATCATCCACGGGGTTTTTTCAATCCGCTCGAGAATCATCTCGTACATTATCACCGCGTCCCGGCGGGTTTTGTAGACTCCGTCAAAGTGCAGGTAGGTTGGGTCGTTGGTGTTGCTCATAAAAGTTCAAGTTGGGTTTCTTCCTCAATCTCTAAGTTGATGCTGACATTGTCTGAAGTGATCTTTGGTTTAAGTCGGTATTCCCACCGAATTTTGTTGGCAAGACTCTGCTCCTTGCTTCGTTGTCGCGTGTTGGTTGTCCATGATGTGCCTTTGTTTTGCGCCGCAACTTTCCACCCGCTTGCCCGATAAATCGTGCCAGCGTGGACATCGGTATCTTGATAGCTAATCAGCATCGTGATGTGTGGCATTTCCCTCGCAATTATCCTCCTCATAATTCCAATCATCCTGCTCGCTAAGTTTTTTGGGGCGTTTTCACAGATTGCCATTCGACGCAGTTCCAGCGAGGTTTTGCCTTCCCTTAGTCGATTGGCTGCGATTGGGCTTGACCATATTGCCACCGCATAAGCGATACCATCGTACTCTGCTACATAGCAGACATAGTCCTGATTTCTCACCACATTTGACCAATCTATCTTTGGGAATCGCGAGTGCCATAGTGCATTGAGTCCGCACGCGCGAACCACCTTGCATCGACGAATCTGAAGTTGGAGCGCAGAGGTAGGAGTTGCACCCCCTCGTCCGCTTCGGAAAAGCGGTATGCTGTCTGTTACATCATCTGCGCAAAAACTCATTCGGTCTTTTTTCTGCCGGGCATTATCACCCGGTATGGGGTTGTTTCGCTCTCACTCTCGCCTTTAATCTCCAGAGATTTGCGGTCGTTCTCTAGCTCAATCTCAGTGCATTTTTGGCAAATTCCCTGCCGCCATTTGCGGAAATTCGTCGCAGGTTTCCCGCACTCGCAGTAGAGGTTTTTCGGCGAGCAGTAGCGTCGGTGGGTTGAGGTATCTGCTCGTTTCCCGCAGATTGGGCACTCGTTGCTACTCATTGCCGGGTTGATTGACTTACAGGCGGCGGTGATCCTGCTCATCGCATTCCTCGTCTTTTTTGCGAGGATGCTCGTCGAAAAATGGACAATAGGGTTCGGGTAATGCATCGACCGCATCATCGAATTTCTGGTCGTTGATGATGCAGGAATTCCACATTTTGGAGTATTGCCGAGGGGTCAGTTTGCGGATTTTTTCGTACCGAATTGCGGCGATCAGGATATTAGGGTTGCTCATTGTGGTTGGGTTGGGGTTGGTGGCAATGGTAGCCAGAGGTTTTGCTGTCTCTCCGAGGAAAGATTGGCCTAAAATAATTTTAAGGACATCTCTTTGCTCTTGATCAATGATCCCTGTGAATTTAATTTTCATTGTGGTTGGGTTGGGGTTGGTGACGAAACAGATTTCGTGACCAAAAAACTAAGTGCCTTCTGTGCCTCCGCATTACCCTGCGCCGCCGCGAGCATCCACCACTCTTTCGCGTGATCTAAATCCTGAGGCATCCCCTCGCCAGTCGCGCACATATTGCCCATCTCGTATTGCCGCCGCGCGGTTGATTGCTGATCCCTCGGGAAATCCTCGGGTGGTAGTCCGTCTAGACTCCCTCTCTCCAGATTATCGAGGATGTTGTGCGCCATGCGCCTCGCCTGATCATCGCCCCGCCCGGCGGCGATCAGGAGTGCCCGGAGGTTGAGCCACCGGGAGTAATCCACGGGTTTCTCTGCGGGTTCTGCGAACTCGATTTCGCTAATGGTGTTCGCCGCGTTGATCCGCCGGGTGATTTCGCGCTCGATGTACCACCCCGCTTTTTTAAGGTCGTCGAGGGGTGCGCCCTTCTCGTCCGCTCGCCACAAATATTTGATCGCGTTCCCAATGTTGAACGAAAATCCCTCGGTGATTTCGATGCACTCCACCCCGCTCGGGTGGGAGGTGTAGTGGGGTGGGTGGTTGATTTTGTCGGTGATCATAGGATTTTTGTGATTACCTTTGGAAAGTTAATCATTTTCCCATCTTTTTGTTCCAGCTTGAGGACGAATACTTTCGTCCCCCTGACAAAGTGATTGAATGCAAGAATAAAAAGAGCAAAAATGTAGGGATTACTGAGTTTGCTCTTACTTAACCCGTTAGCAACAAGCCTCTCCCGTAATGTGTGAACTGGAGACCCCTTCTCCAACCCAGTTCCCTGACTCAACTGAGTAAAGAACCGTTCAGCTATGAACTTAGATGTTTTACGGAATAAATAATTGCAAGTAGCTATAACAGCAGGAGTTGCCAATCCGTTGAGTCCCTTGCTTTTAAAAATTGATTCTCGCATATCTGGATGTTCCACCAGCATTTTTTCAATATCTGTTGTAGAGCATAAAGTGAATGTCTCAACTGTCCCGCAGTAATATTCATTCAGCAATCTGAGCGAGGAAGCTAATGTCGTGGTGTTTTTTTCTCCCCTGCAGGAAAGAGTGTCCGCCACTGTTCGCTTCTTGCCGATATCAATCGTGCCAAACACATCGTCGTCCAGCCCCACAATAACCCACGATTCAATCGTGGTCTGTGATTTAATCACAGCGTGGAGTCTGTGCTGTCCGTCAATTATTTTTCCGCTGTTGGCGATCTTGATCGTGTCCCCATTGATTTTCCAATCTCCCTCCATCATTGCTCTGGAAAGAGTTGCAATGTGGCGCAATTTCAATGGTCGATTCGTGTAGTTTTTGTGCAAAAAACTCTCAGCTAATCCGGGGGTAATTGTAAGTATCGATGCCTGTTGTTTCATATGTTGCTATTTCGGATGGTTGATTTTGTCGGTGATCATTCGGATTTGATGGGGATGAATTGCATATTTTCTGGAAGAGGTTCAGGCGAGGTGAAGAGGACGCTAGTGATCTTGCGAGTGTCGCCGGGATAGGTCACAGCTTTACCTAGAAACTGCGCCACAACTCCGTCTGAGAAGGTGATAATTAAGCACTGCATTTCCTGAGGAATTTTGTCGGTGGTGATCATTCGATGGGTTGTCCTCCGATGAATTTGATAATCGAGCGCAGGCGCGCGGATTCAAGGCGTTCCGCCTGTAGTGCCTCAAGCGATTTTACCAGAGCAGTTTTGGCGAGTTCAAGCGGGGTCACCGCAGGGGTGTGAGGACATTCGCCGAGGTAGTCCAGCAGAGTCGCATATTCCAGCGCAATCTGCTGGGGTGATGCGGTGTCGTAGACTGTCAGGGTGTGCCCAATGGGAGCGTCAGGGATGTATCCACCCGAGTAAATGAATGCGTTGATCACCCCGCAGTGCTGGGACAAGGTCACATTAATGGCGGCGGTTTTGGTGGGGGTTTCAAGTGCGTGTTGCACCAGTTTTTCGATGAGGTCTTTGTAGGTCATATTAGGATTTTTGGTTGTGAATAAGTTGTGAATAACTACTAGAATGGGATGTCGTCTTCCGCTTCGGTCGCGCTCCACGGGGCGGATTTTCCTTGAGAGTCGGCGATGGAATCCTGATCAAGGAGGTCTTCCAGCCCCGTCGAGGGAGTCGGGGTGGCGGTGGGCTTAGGGAGGATCGTCCTCGCCATTGGGGTCGCAGATTTCGCCGGGGTCGATGTTCTTGCTGGGGTCGAGAAATTCATCGCTGAATTGCCATCGTCGTCCGAGTCCCCACAGAGTCCCACCATCGCCTGCAGGCCACCCCGACGCGCGTAGGTGTAACTGCTCATAATTCCGTGAGGATCGAGTTTGCCGGGTTGGATGTAGCATCGACCACTGATCCACTCCCCTGACGAGTGGAGGAGGATCGTCTCCACATAGTACTGCCCTGCCTCGCAGGAGGGGAGTTGCACCACCGAGAGTCCATTGGTGTGCAGGAAATATTTGCACGCGTCCCAGAGGGATTCCAGATCAGCATATTTCGATTTAAAGTGCGGATTGGTGGATGACATCTGCGCTTTGCCCATCGCTCCCTGAGCGAGGGAGAGTGCTTTGGCGAGATTGGCGATTGATTCGGATTTGCTCATAATTACTTGCGTTGAATGGTTTTGCCGTTACCGAGGATTGGCATTTGGGTTTTCGCTTCACGCTCCTCTTTGGAGGAGTCCTGCTTGACGATGTAGTCGCCGAACTCGCTGTTCGGGGTTTCGATGAGGACGAGGTTGACGAAGCAGGCTTCCGCCCCGTTTTTGCGGGTCATTTTTTTCAGCTTTGCCTTGTTGAGGAGTAGGAGGTCGATGGATAGGGTGATCATATATTATTGGTGGATGGTGGTTTGGTTGATCTGGGAGAGAAGATGTTTTCTAGAGGGCAAAGAATCGATTTGCGGGGTGATGGAGCGGGATTAAGCTGAGGTGGTTTTACGAATTGATGTTGGAGGAAATGAGAGGTGAATTCTCCCAACTCCCTCACCCCGCTCGGTGATCCCGCATCGATCCACGCCTGCTCCATCCCCGGCGTTATCGCGCGGATGGCCGTCATCGAGAGGAGTCGGGTGGTTGTCCATTTTTCGAGGGGTGAGGGTTCGGGGGTTAAGGAAGTGGTTCTCCCCATTGGCGCACGATCCTCATGCCGAGGTAGATGGTGAGGAAGAACCAGACCAAAAACATAACATAGGATGTTAAGAAATTGGTGAGGTGAGGAAGGAAGGTCACCGCCATCCCCGTGAAAAAGAATGTCGCGTGGGCGATGATCGCTTGCTCGGTGGTGATGCGGCGGCGCGCCGGGGTGGACGCGATCAAGTGGGTCTGATCTGCGGTGTCGCGTGGGAGTAGATTATTCATTTGTGAGGGTGGTGATGGTGGGGGATTTGGTTGGGCTTTTCTTTTTCACGCCGCGCGGCGATCCCGTGGGGATCGGCGTGGTGTCGAATCTGTCCTTCATTTCGATCACCTCCAGCAGAGGGATGAGGTAGCGTCGGTTTGGGGTCACGCCTCGTAGCCAATTGTGGATGCAGGTAGGTGAGGTCTGGAGGTACTCGGCGAGTCTGCTCACCAGTCCCCGGTTGATCGCTCCATTGGTCGAGTGGATCGCGCGGATTGCGCGGATTGCGTGGGTGGTTGTGGGGAAGTCGGCGTGGATAGTCTGTAGGTGAGTCGGAATCTTAATCATAGTCGTGAAGCGTGATGAGCGGCGGTTCTGGCGTTGAATGCCTGCGTTTCTCTATCCCAGTCCGCCTGAGTGAGGGCGGGTAGTCCGAGGCGAGCGCGCTGAAGGTTGCTCATGTGGAGGCGGATGAACTGCCGCGCCTCGTAGCTAGTCCAGACAGGGTCTGGGGTGGATGCCTCGTAGGCCTCGACCGCCGCCGCGCGGTCGAGGTTGTGCTGGGAAGGCGGTTTGGGTTTATAGTGGGGATTCATTGGATTTTTTAGGTGGTTTGTTTGCACCTCGAAACCCGCCCCCTTTTGAGGGGAGGGTGAGGCGAGAGGGTTGAGGGGTGAGTTAAAAAGCTACGCAGGTAACTGCGAGACGGAAATCTGCTCCACCGATTGCTGTTCCGTAAATGTCATAAACAGTGCCCTCGTCACCATAAATCCCCGTGTAGTCCCACGATTCAGTGGAGGTGTGTAGGCAAGCGACGAGGTCAGTAAAGCTACCCATAAATGTTGCCTCCACAATCTCGGTGTACATTGTGGATTTACTGATTGCTGTGTCGATTGATGCTGTAGGAATTGCTGCGGTTGCGCTCATAGGATTTTTTTAGGTTGTTTGGTTGCACCTAGAAACCCGCCCCCTTGAGAGGGGCGGGTGGGTCGAGAGGGTTGAGGGTGGATTAGAAAAGGTCGTGGGAAGTTTGCGAGCACCAGATGCTATACGCGTCCCGGCGGGTGTCGCTATCGTCTGCGGTGATGAGGTCGTAGAGGTCGACCATCTCCTCTGCGCTGTTGCAGATGTAGCAGTCACCAGTGCTGTCGTCCTTATACACGCATTGTTTGGTCACCTCGCTCCATTCGGAAAAGAGGAACTGGGCGGCGATGGCGATTTGGTCTGCGGTGGTTCTGATCGTGGTTGTCATTAGGATTTTTTAGGTTTGGATTTTTCCTCGGCGTGGTTCGCTTTGGTGAGATCAATCTGACGCAGACCATTGCAGAGGTCAACATCTTTTTTCAATAAATCTTTAAACCATCAGTTTTCTCCCTCGTAGAAATTCGCATAACTCCACTCAAATCAACCACTTACGAGGGGTGATCCCTATGCAAAAATAATTTGAAAAATCTTTTAAAAAGCGAATTTTTCCTCGGAATTTACGAGGTTTTTACCTGCAAATTTCTCCTTTGAGCGTAGTCGCTGACGCTCAAGGGTTTACTAAGATTTCTCCTCGGTAATATGCTGAGAATCAACGGGTTAACCTTGCTCGTAAACCACCTGCGATACGCCCCCCTATCATCCCCCCCAGAGGAATTTAATTAATTCCTCGGGGTACTCGCCGCCATCAGGGGTAGTTCGCGTCCTAGCCACTGACCTTGAGGAGTTTGCAGGTCACCAAAATACCTGCTACCCCCCGAATTATCTCACTTATGTAGGAGGGAGAGGAGGAGGCGAAAAATCCCTTAAACGCCTCCCCCTCAAAGCGGGAGAACTGAGGGATGAACTGATCGAGCGGAACAACTCGCTAGACCACATCCACTCCCCGTTTCTCCCACCCCCTTTCACCACAAAAGTTTCACTGATGGGATTTACTGACTCGCCCAAACTAGGTCATCCCGCGCGGCAAGTCAAACCGCAGGGATTAGCCTGTACCCCTGCGCCACAACACCGGGGTAAAAGGTGTAGCGGAATCTTTTGTCGTCAGTGCCCCCGGTCTTTGGGTCTGAGTTAATTCCAAAGAATTCAGCGAGCGCAATTGATCCCTCACCGAGCTTATCTTTCGGGCCGAAGTCTCCAACCACCGCATCACAACTCTTTGTTGTCCGTAGGTCATAGACCACGCAGTGACACCCCAGAACCACCCCACGCGCCTCTGCTCGCCAGTGGCGAGGGAGGACGATGAATCGATCCACCGCCGCGTCAAGATATCGAGCGGGATCGGTAGCGAGTTTGCCGGGGTGAGTGTAGGATGTCGTGGAAATGTAGTAGCCGGGGGCGGGGTCGTCGGCGGTCTGTTTGATCGGGTTTCCCTGCTTATCGACTACGATCCCCCACCAGTTTCCCGCTCCCCCGGCGTTGGCGAGGTAGTCGAGTGGTTGCGTCCCGTTTTTCCCATCCGCGTAAGCCGCGCGCCCACTCCCATCGTGCCCATTCGCCCCGTCCGCATCGATCCGCATCCCTGCGGTGAATGTGTACCTCTGGACATTCGCGTCCATCGGTGGGAGTGGGATGGGAGGATTACTCATTTGGGGAGTGCAACATATCCGTTGAGGAGTGCCGCCTGATTGATTGCCGAGGCGATAGCGTCTGCCACCTGCGCCTTCTGTTTGGAGTTGATCGGTCTAGCAATCTGGTAAGCCGTGGAGGTAGCTACAGCGAGTTTTGGTAGATGATCAGCACTCCACGCATCGGCAATGCGTCTGATTGCTCCTGAGCTAACTGCAACACTCCCCTGCTCCCACATTCCCTTTGCCATCGCGTGCCCAAAATCCACTTTTTTATCTGTGGAAAACGATTGGATGGCGGCCTTGAAAATTATCCCCCAAATCTCGTCGAGGATCGCTTTGGTGGTGTTGCTTTGCATCCACTCCATTGAGCAGGAGGAGAGGAGGAAAACGCAGGGTAGCAGGAGGAGTGTTTTTGGTTTCATGGTGTTGGTTGGGTTGGAGTGGTGTTGTCGCGGATGACTCGCAGAAGCAGGGTCGCAATTGCCCCGGCAATGAACACCCGTTGCTTCCACTCGGGAGGGATGATTGTAGCCACCTCGCCGAGGGAGTAGGGAGCGGCGGCAAGGGCGGTGAGCAGACTCATTACAATTGATCCGTATCCCGCGAGGTTTTTCGTGTTCATAATTCGTGGGAGTCACCGGGTTTCCGCTTCGGAAAATGACTCTCCGCTTTAGCCACCCGCATCCACTCCGCCGCCGCCTCCTCATCGCGCAATCGTTTGCGTTTCAACTCTTTTTGCGCCCCCCAAAAATTCCAAACCAGCACGATCAACCCGCTCACATACATAGTGGTCTGTAGCCACATATTCAACTCCGCGTGGACGAGCGGAGTTAGGATTCCGAGGGTCGTTACGCTCACATTCACTGTCACTCTCTGGTAAAATCCATCCCACTCGTTCGCGAAAAACCGCCCCATCGCTGGGAGTAAATCGTTCATGGGCAACAATCAAACTGGGGTCACAATCGGGGGCGTTGGGAAGAGCGCGTTAAACTCGGCGGGAGTCGTCACACTCACCCCGGCGAGCAGGTTAGCAACCGCCTGTGCCGCCGCAATTTGCGCGTCCAGTGTGCTTTGATCACTCACTCCTCTTCGCAAATATTTTGCCAGCATTTCCACTCCATAATTCTCTGCGGTGACTGGGTTTGGGTTGCCGTCCACAACTGGATTCCACCCGCCTGAGCGAGCGAATAAAAGCGTGGCGGCGTCTCGCTGTTCCGTTGTGAGGAACGCGACATCAATGGTGATAGTGGTGGTACTCATAAATTATATGATGCAGGGGATGCGGTAAACCTGCCCCGTGGAGTCTGTGATGGTCAGGGTTGCGTTTGTGGTCGCGGCGAGGACACCCGGTGTTAGTCCTGTGGTCGCGGCGTTTCCGAGCTTTAACGCTTGCCCAGACGCAATTGTTACGCCTCCATTTGCGGTCAATAATCCCGTAAGCGTTGTTGCCCCAGTCACCGCAAGAGTTCCACCCATTGCAATCGCCTTATTGCTCGTCACAGTCAGAGCAATATTTCCACCAGAATCCTTTAGTCCTCCACTCGGCGCCAACGCAATATAAGAGCAGTTCAATTCTGCCTTATAGCAATTAATGCTTGCAGGCGCTCCGTTAATTCCTCCGTAAAGTGCAGTAGTCCCATCAGCACCAAATGATCCGAAGGTAATCTGTCCCTGCCCACCTCCTCCATCAACTCCGTATAGCGTTGGTTGGGATGTTGTTGTGGTAGAGGTAAAAAATGTTACTCGATGCCCGTTGCTCAAGAAAAGCGTAGTCCCTACATAGAGTTTTTTAGCCACTGCCAAACCGCCGCTAATCATCACTGCGCCTGCGGAAGATGACGTTGCGTCAGTAGCAAGCGAAAAAGTGTTCGCCCCCGTAAACGCCTGCGTCATTTGCAGTCCCGCCAAAGTCGTTGCGGTTGTTGCATTTGGGAGCGTGATCGTCTGCGAGGTCGTGGACGAGGATTCAAGGGTGGTAATAATTCCTGTTCCGTTACCGCTCGCGCCGAACCGAAGGCGTTTTGAATTGTCATTTCCGTCCTGCACATTGACATAGCCCGCGCCTTTTGGGCTGAGATGCAGACCAATATTTGTGTCTGCTCCTTGAGCGTAAATGTGGACAGGTAAACTAGTTACGCTCGGCTCAATAGCGAC